GTGCTAGTGTATGGAATTTAATTAAATCTCAAACAGCATCTTCAAGTTCTACTATTAGTTTTGTTAATGGAACATCAGATGTAGTCTTGGATAGCACATATCCAATTTATAAATTTGTGTTTATAAATATTCATCCATCAGCATCAAGTGAACTTAGTTTTAATGGTTCTGACGATACATCTAGTCATTCTTACGATATATCAAAAACTACAACTGCTTTTTATACTTTTCATAGAGAAGATGATGGTGGTTCAACTGGTGTTAATTATGTAACAAGTGGAGATTTGGCAAATGGAACAGGATTTCAAGTTTTTCAACCAGCAGCACAAATTGGAACAGATAATGATGAATCTATGTCTGGAGAAATGTGGTTATTTAATCCATCTTCTACAACATTCGTAAAACATTTTATAAGCACAAATGTTCACCCAACAAATGATAGTGATGTATATTGCGAAGAAAATTTTGTTTCAGGTTATTTTAATACTGCAGCAGCTATTACAGCTATTCAATTTAAAATGGGTAGTGGCAATATAGATTCTGGAACAATTAAACTTTATGGAATTAAGGATAGTTAATGAGTGGAATATTAGCACAAAATTCAGTAAGAAACACAGGATTAATTAAAGCTAGTTCTGGTGGTGGTGGAACATGGAATTTAATACAAACTCAAACTGCGTCAAGTTCAGCTACAATTTCTTTTACAAGTGGAATTGATAGTACCTATGATGAGTATGTATTTAAGTTTATAGATATACATCCAGCTACAGATGGTCAATCTTTGTCATTTCAAGCAGATACTGGGACAAATACAAGCTATAATCAAACTATAACAAGTACAGTTTTTTTAGCACAACATAAAGAAGATGGTACTGCTGCATCTCTTGCATATTCTACTGGCAGAGATTTAGCACAAAGTACTGGGTTTCAACTTATAACTGTAGATGCTGGAAATGCAAATGATGAATGTGTTGCTGGAACTTTAAATTTATATGCTCCTAGCAATACAACTTTTGTAAAACATTTTATTGCTGTAAGCAATTCACCAACCAATGGTACTCATTCTTCAAGTAGTTATGCTGCTGGATATTTTAACACAACGACAGCTATAACAAGAGTTCAATTTAAAATGGGATCAGGAGATATTGATTCTGGCACAATTTCATTATATGGAATTTCATAAATTAAGGAGGAAAACATGGCAAGACATCATTTAATCAATGGAGTAAAAGTAAACTTTACAGCAGAAGAAGAAACGGCTGCTGATAATGCTGAAACAGCTTGGAATAATAAAGCATTAGATAGAGCATTGGCGGCAATGAGATCAAGAAGAAATAGTCTTTTAAGTGCTACAGATTATTATGCTTTATCAGATGTAACTATGTCTGATAATATGAAAACATACAGACAAGATTTAAGAGACTTACCAGATGGTTTAGATACTGTTGATAAAGTAAATAATAAAACTTATCCAACAAAACCATAAATTCAAACACAAACAGTTAAGAGGGGTACACTATGAAGGTGCTACTAATTATGATTATATGTAGCGCAGTTCAAGGAGATTGTTTAACTCCACATCAAATGCCAACTGCTTATAACAGCTACTATGATTGCTTACAAGCTGGTTATAAAGAGGCAATAAAAAAACAAACTGAAATAGGAAAAGCGGATACTAATGAACATAAGATATTCATTAGGTTCACTTGCAAGAGTAGTTATGAAACATAAAAAAAGAAAATCACAAATTTCAAATGTTGAAGATCATAATGGAATAAGAATATCCTACCACGAAAAGGTTTGTGCAGAAAGAATGAAAACTTTGTTTAAAGCAATAGACGAAATGAAGAAAGATATTAAAAGTTTAAAAACCTCAATGGATAGAGGAAAAGGTGCTGCCGCAATAATAATTTTTGTTGGAGGCTTACTTGGCTCAATCTTCTACTTCTTTACGAAATAGAATTACAGCTGCTAAAGGTTTATCTAATGAACTATTAGCTGCTGCTAAATTTGCAAAAGATCCAAACTTAATTGTCTTTAAACCAATAGGAGCTGGTCCAGTAGATATATTAACTTTGAATATAAAAACGGGGGAGTATGTAGCTTATGATGTCAAAACAAGAAACTACCGCAAAGACGGGTCTAAGATTAATAGACCAAAAACTGGGGAACAAAAAAGACTAGGTGTTAAAATTATTAATTTTAACCCACAAAAGGATTGAAGAATTATGGCAGATTATACTGAACTCAAAGACAGCATTAAAGAACACGAAGGGTTTGTCGATCATATTTACAGGGATAGCTTGGGTATTCCTACTATTTTTTGGGGTCATATGGTTTTGGATACCGATGATTATGTTGAAGGTGTTAATTATTCCATTGAAGATGCTGAGAAGTGTTTTAATAAAGATTTTAATATTGCTTTACAGAGTGCTGAGAAATTAATTGGCGATATAGAAGTTAATCATATTCAAAAATGCGTAATTATTGAATGCGTGTATCAACTTGGTGGACCAAGGTTTTCAAAATTTAAAAAGTTTTGGCAAGCTATGAGAGATGGCGATATGGAAAAAGCTGCCGATGAAATGATAGATAGCAGATGGCATAAGCAAACACCTGGTAGGTGTGAGAAGTCTGCTGCTAAAATAAGGAGTTCAAATAAATAATATGTGGTTAAGTGCAATTAAATTAGCGTTAAATGCTGGAACGCATATATACAAAAAGAAACAAGAAACTAAAATGGCTATGGCTGATGCACAGCACATGGCGGCTACTAAGATGGCTCGTGGGGAAACTGCGTATCAAGGCAAATTATTAGAAGCTAGACAATCAGACTACAAGGATGAGGCAATTTTAATTATACTCACATTGCCAATCCTAGTTCTGGCATATGGTGTATTTTCTGATGACCCAGCAGCATCTGCAAAAATTCAAGAGTTCTTTGAACAGTTCCAACAGCTCCCGTCATGGTTTACTAATTTGTGGATTCTTGTCGTGGCGAGTGTCTATGGCATAAAGGGAACTCAAATATTTAAAGGTAAAAAATGACAGTAACTAAATCAGACTTTGATCCTAAATGTTTTGGTTCACAATACCAAGATCCACCAGATACTTTACACTTTCAGTTTGATGGTGTGAGATGCGATAACTATGTTTATCGTTATGTATTGGTAGATAAGTTTAGACCCAACAAAATAGATTCAAGAAGTAAAAAGACAGAAGAAGAACAAGGTAAGTCTGGCAAAGAAATAGCTGATGGTTATTTACCTTTGGTTTTAAAACAAGAAACTAAACCAGGGTTAATAGATAAGATTAAAAAGATTTTTTCTAATGGCTAAGAAGAAACCTTTATTTGGTGTAAGCAATTACATTAAAGAAAAACCTAGAAAAAGACCAGGTAGGCACAGCAAATCTCCTAATAAAAAATCTACAAAAAAAAAATATAGGGGTCAAGGAAGATGAAGATTAACGATAACACAAATATTTCTCTCCCAGTTCGTAACCTTTTAGCATTATTGGCAGCCACGGCTTTTGGCATATTCGCTTACACCGAGATTACGGCTAGGTTAGTAAGTCTTGAAAACTCCAGACATATTATGGAGGCAGATTTAATTACTAAATCAGATCAAAAAATTGTGGATCAAGAACAATTTCTAATTCTGGAAATGTTAAGTACATCTCAGGATAATACAGACGATGAAATGCAGAGTATGAGAAATAATAATGTGAACCTTAAGAGAGCTATGAAAGATATTGAAGAAATGAAAAAGACGATTGAAATTCTTAAAGATAAAATAAGAGATAACGGGAGCCATTAATGGAGCAAGTAGTCATCGCTTTATTAATGATGATAAATTCAGAAATTAAAGAAGCAAGAATACAAAACTCATTAAGCGATTGCCTTAAAGGGAAGCGTTACGCTATGCGTGAGTTAGACAGTAAATCAAAAGTTTCTTATCAATGTATAAAATCTTTGGCTGAACTTGAAACTAATATTGACGGCTCAATATCAATTAAAAAACTAATAATGGAATAACAAAATGATTGACAGATTTTTATTAAAATTTTTTGGTGGAATGGATTGGATTTCAGAGAAGATAGATAGCTTATTATTTGCGCCAAAATGCAAATGTAAGAAAAAGAAAAAAAATGAAAAGGGTTAAG